TCGGCAAGCGCAGTTTGTCGAAAGCGAGCCAACTAGTGCGCGACCTACGACCACCAGGCTGCACGATTCGGGTTCCCGAGTCTTGTGAAGCTAAGGTGTATCCACAGCTTTGTTCAGAATGTGGACACAGTGACCGGGCGGGGCACCCCTACTCCCCCACTGCCTCCCGCACCTGCTCGTAGGCCGCAACGGCGGCCGGCCGCTTGGCCCGGCAGACGAGCAGGTCTTCGCCGAAACAGCCAGCCATGATTTCCGGACCCCGCGTGCATGAGTGACCGGACGGCTAGCCCGCCAACGGCAGTTTTGGGCTGGAACCTCGAGCATTCTGGCGTTCATCCCTCACTCATTCTCCCAGTGTGCGGCCGGAAAACGAAAACCGAACGCGATGCGCCGCCGCCAGGATTGCGTGAGCGGCTCCTCGATCACGCCGAGCCGCTCGTAGGCGTGGAGGAAGGTGTCAGGGCCGGTCAGGATCCCGACATGCTTGGCGATGGCGCGGGGCTTCATTCGGAACAGCACCAGCGCACCGGGACCGGCCTCTGCCGGTTCCACCTCGATCATCATGCGACGCGCGCCCTCTGCCAGCACTTCGCGCTGGTCGGTCTCGCCCCAGTCGCGGCTGTAGGGCGGAATAGGAAAGGGCTCTGGGCCGACAATCTCGCGCCAGATGCCGCGCGCAAGCCCGAGGCAATCGCAGCCGACCCCCTTCAGGCTGGCCTGGTCGTGGTAGGGCGTACCGAGCCAGGTTCGCGCCATGGCGATCACGCGCGCGGGATCGGCAGGCGTCACAGCACACCCCCATCGTGCCCACCATCCCTGGTCGCATACCGTAGGATCGTATCTTGGCCCGGAATATGCGGAAATCCACGAAAATTCTGGGTGTTGGCGAACTTCGTCCCGCAGGTCTCGATCCGCTTGTCGCAGCCGGCTCGGATGATGAAGGCGTCACCCTCGGCAAGCCCGAATACCGGCGGCTCCAGCAGGGTCAGGATTGCAATGCCGTCCATCACGTCGTGAACCAGCAGCTCGGCCGTCCGTCCCGAGTTGGCACCACTGGTCCACTCGACAAAGCCGAAGGTGAACCAGCCTGGATCGTATTGTGCGAGCCCCAAGGCGGTGAAGGTTCTGTCACGCAGAAGGTCGACAACAGCACCCGTCCCTCTGAATACCGCATCCCCGAGGTCGACGCGGCAGCGCGCGTCGCCGAGCGCGGCGTCGCAGGTCGCCTGGAAGGTGCGCCCGACCGTCTGGCCCAGAACGTGCGCCAGCGACCGCACCTCGGCCACGAAAGCCAGCCGCCCGCGCCTGATCTGACCGATGGCACCACGCCGCATCAGCACGCGCTGGGAGGTCATCTGCCAGTTCACCCGCCAGACCTCGACGTCCGCCGAGTCCCATCGCCCGTCGAGGATGTCCGCCTCGGTGATCCGGTCCGAGGACAGCACACCCTCGGCATCCTGGGCATCGACCGACATATCTGAGCCCGAGCGGATCTCGGAGGCAGTCAGCCCGGATTCCGGCTCGAAGTCGGTCCCGTCGAAGGCGAGGGTCCGGTCGTGGTCCGTGAAGCCGAAGCTGACGCCGTCGGCGCGGGTGATCCGCCAGCACCAGGCGAGTGTGGTCGTGCCTCCGTCCAGATGGGTCTGGAGGTCAGGAGAGAGCGATTTCACAGGCAGGTTCCCGTCAATCGGTCATCGAGATCGGCGATCCAGTTCGCCCAGACCGGTGGGACCGTCTCGACGCTCTGACTTCGAGGGCGTGCAAGCCGCGCCTCGGCATAGGAGGCGCAGCCGGCGTCACCAGCACCCATCGTTGCGGCGCAGCCGGTCAGCAGGATCGCCAGTGCCGCGGCCGGCGCGAACCGCATCGCGGCCGCGCTCGACGCGTTCGATGGTCTCTTCCATTGCATCGCGTTCGGCCTCCCGTTTGCCCGCAGTCTTTCCTTCCACACGTCCCCAGAGACGGCCGAGGACAACACCCCCGACCCCGCCGAGAGCCGCGACCAGCCAGATCACGAGATCAACCATCCTGTCGAAAGCCTCTCTCGATCCGGTCGCGCAGGCCAATCAGGCCCAGACCGAGGAACATCAGCCCTGCGGGCGAGGCGTCGCCCGAGCCGGCGAGCAGCGCGACGAGCCGGGACAGCTCCCCGAGCGGACCGGTGGCGGGCAGCGCGAGAGCGGCGATGCCGGTGAGCATGGCAAGCAATCCCGCCCACCAGGTGAGCGAATTGGGGCGAACGTAGCGCATGGGGATCAGGCCCTCCGGATCAGGGTGGAGAAGAAGGCGGCCAGCTTGGCGAGCCAGCCGGTCGGTGCGTCGGTCTCAGGATCGAAATCCGGCTGCCTCGGCAGCGGCGACGGCCGCAGCAGCGCCAGAGCCTCTTCCTCGGTCAGCCGACGGATCGGTCGGGAGAAATCGACACTGCCCGCGCGATCCACCGACCAGACGGGGATCGTGCCGCCGGTATATCGGCCATTGACGAACAGGTCGCGCTCGGCCTCCCGGCGCGGAATGATCGAGGCCGGTCGCTGCCAATTCAGAAACGCGTTGGCGGCCGCATCCTGATTACCGGCATTGAGGTGCCGGGTCAGCGCGGCCTTCGCGATGCCGCCCGTGTTGTAGTGGAAGCTGACCAGCGCATCGAATTCGTGCGGCTTCAGCGGCACCTTCACGGCGCGCAGGACGTCCGCCTCGTAACGCGCGAGGTCGGCCCGAAAGACCCGGAACGCCTCGCGGGTCCCGGCGTCGAGGTCTGCGGGCATGCCGCGCGGCATGGCGGCGGGATCGGGCGGCCCGGCCGCGGCCGTATGGCCTATGCCGAAGGTCCAGACGTGTTTCACATCAAGATAGGGCCCGAGCACGATGCCTTCGTGCCGGGCGAGGGCCAGGAGGCCCCGGTCTGTCATGTGCATGGAGTTACCCCAGAAACGAGAAGATCAGGATCAGCGTCGCGACGACGAGGCCAACGCCGACGCGGTGGCGGAAGGTTCGGGCCGGATCGGACAGGTCGCAGCGCAGCGCCCACGCGATGCGAACGAGATCATGCATCGCCGTCGCTCCTGTCGGCGCGCCGAAGGCGGGCCAGCAGCATTTCGATGAAGGCCGGGCCAAAAACCCCGACGAGGTAGGCGGCCGAGCCCGCGGCACCACCTGCCGGGATCGCCTCCGGTGGCAGGCCGAGCCAGGCGGTGATGACGGCCATCGAGAGACTGCCCATCCCGGCGGCGATCAGCCCGCCAAGCAGGATGTGCCGCAGCGCATCGCGCAGCCGCATCTTGGTGGTCAGCGCGTTCGTTGCGCCCCCGAGCGCACCCCACGCGGCGAGGATCACGGCAGTCGAAGCCGCCAGTTCGCGAAACACGGTTGCAACAAAGCTTCCGGTGTCGTTCATCGCCGGATCTCCAGGAGCGGGATGGAGGTGATCGAGCCGAGCCGCTCGAGGTCGAGCGTCACGTCGAGCGCATCGGTGTCGAAGCGGACCGGCACGTCGAACGCGAAGCCCGCGGTGATCGCGACGCCAGCGCCTGGCGCGGCGCTGAACGTGACGACGCCGGTCGTGGTGTCGACAGACCAGCCGGAGAGCTGCTCGCCCCCTCCAACCGCGATGCGCACGGTGCCCGCCACCGGCTTCGTGATGGCCCGCGTCCACGATTGCGCACCGGAGGCGTAGCGCTTCACCAGCTGGAAAGCGGTGGTCGCGCCGTCTCCGGTGCCGATCGCCTGGTCGGTCGGCGCTGGCGTCTGGGACGGCAGGGTCGACTTGTAATCGCCCCAGTCCTTGAACCGGAAACCATGCAAGCGGCCGTTGCGCGCCTCGAAGAAGGCGACCACCGTCGCCAGATCGTCCGCGCGGCGGATGCCATAGGCGACATCGTAGCGGCGGCGCGAATTGGCCCAGCTGGCGTTGCGTTCCTCGTCGCCCGAGGCGAGTTCGACGATCTGGGTGCGCCGTTCCGGCCCGCCGCGCGCGCCGCGGCTGATGTTGTCGGGAAATCGGACCTCGTGAAACGCCATCATATTCCCCTCCGCCCGAGTGACACGGCGCGTGCGATGTCGGCCGCAACCTGCGTCCGCGATTGACGGAAGCTCTCGGCGTCACGCGCCATGATGGTGACATTGACGCCGCCGCCGGTGCCGTAGCTCTGGGCCTCGCGCCGCGACAGCACGCGCTCGCCGCGCTGCAGGATCGCGGGCACCTCGTCATGGC